CTTTATCTACGTTGACAATCTTAACGTAGGTGCGAATGAAATACACCGGATCTTCGGTGCATTTTACAATTTCTTTTAATTGTTCTTCGGTATAGGATATTTCAACACCGACTCTTTTAAGTCGGGCATTACCAAGGTATCCGTCATCCATAATTTAGCGTGTGAAACTCTTCAACATCCAACCATGTTTCTGATGTGCGTCAAGAATGTCTTGTAAGAAATTGCCTACGGCAGGTTCGTCGGCGGCATCAGCAATTGCAATACCTGTACGCAATTCCATGATATACTTGTCGTTGTCTTGAGCAAGTTCAGACATCATAACAAGCGGTGAAGGAATAGCAACGATATCTTGCACCTTTGACAGTTCCAACATTCTTGCCAGTGTTGTGGGAGCATACGAATTTAACGCACGAATATGTTCGGCAATTGAGTCTGTCTGATCAAACACAGCCTCATAAAAGTCTCCTAAGAAACCATGATACTGTGCAAAGTCAGGACCCTCTACATTCCAATGGAAGGTGTGTGCTTTGAAATACAAACCGAAGTTTGTACCTAAAATAACCTTCATCTGTTCGATTAGTTGTTCCATAATTTTATTTATTTCCTTTAATCATTTTAAGTAATTCGTTAGTGGAGCCAACAAACACTGCTTTATCTATGTTGACTCCTTTACTAGTTTCAGATTGAGGTGCAAGCTCTTTTTTTCTTTTCTGTAACTCTAGTAAATCTTTGTTCATCTCAGCCAGATTCTTCATCATTGTGGCTAAGACTTCATATGCTCTTGGTGATTCTGATTGGTTTGCAACTGATGCCAGTTCTGTCATTGCTCTATTGCCATTATTAATTAGTTCACGCATATTTGTACGAGCAAATTCAGCGTCAGCATCAATCTGATTAGTGTTGTCATTTACGACAGCAGGTAATGTTTCTATAGTTTTTTCTTCAATCGGTTCAACATCAAAGATTTCAGATAAATTTTTGTTTAATTTTTTCATGATAAGGTATCAGGCCATTCTTTAATTGTTTCAATGAATCCAAAATCAGCTGGTGGTGCGGCAGTTGTTGGATTAGGTTCAACTATCACAGCAGCAGCATTAATTGAAGTAGAATCTAGTGTAGACACATTGTATTTTGCACCAGAGTAATCACCTATGAGTGTGTAACCCGGTTTAATGTATTCATTGCCTCCAGTAATTACAAGTGTGCCAAGTGAAGTGTTACTGAAGTATTCTACCGTACCAAAGAATCCATTTGCAGTATCACGAACTGTTTCGCCTGTGGTAAACACATTATTACCGTTGGCATAGTCAACGTAAACCTTTTGTATTTGTTTGGATGTAAGATCGATGTTGATGTTTGTGTTAGATTGATTAATAATTTTGCCAGATTTAACTGGTGGCCAAATGAAACTCTTAGCCGTAAATGTTAAATCCCAAATGATAATTCTTGTCGTGCCGTCACCCATGCCACCTTCATATTCAACTGTAGATGCCACAGAGTTTAATATGATGGGCACGGTATACTTCTGACCCATTTGCGGAATAAAATCTACGACGACACTGAAATCTGGTGTGAAGAATGGTAAAATTTGTTCGAGTATCTGTGTGCCGTCTTCTGTGTTGCGAACATAAATCGACAGACTAAATTCAAAATTATAAGGTACTGGAAGAAACTGTGTTGCAACACCTGTGCTTGTAGCAGCAGCAAAGTTCTGTAATGTTGAAATCTGTTTACGACTTGCATCATACTCAAGACTGTCAAGATTAAATGACATTCTTGGTATAACGGAATTAATTGACTTAATTAGATTTGGATCGGAAGTAATCTGTGTCAGATATCTTTCTTTTGGACCATACGATAATGGCACTTTGAGTTTTTCTTTTGGATTACCTGCTTGTGTGTATCGAACAATCTCAAGATCATTAAACAATGTACCAAACACAACCACCATTTTGCGAATGGTGCGGTGATAAAATTGTGCATTACCTAACATTACGGTTCTCCAAACGGATTAACTTCCGTAAAGTCGATGATGCCATCACTTGCTGCTTCGATACGAGCATTGTCAATGATGTCTTCAAATGGTGTATTTTGTGTCGGTGCATCAGACGCTAGTGTTACAGTCCATTGTGCGCTACTTGTATTACCGTGTACATTTGCTGATGATGTAAAATCACCTTGCATACGGTATACATCAATGTATGCATTTGGTTGAAAATCATAAACTAAGGCTTGTGCTGTTGCAGTTGCTAACGACGAACCTTGATACACGATTTCGTCATTCACAAACTTACCTGAACCAGAACCTAATGAGATACGAAGTTTAGGATAGTAATTACGAATATTACCATCAATCTCATCGATTCCAGTTTCGATAATCTCACTTGAGAAATAAAACTGTTTCATTTTCAAAGCATACACATATACATTACCACCACGACCACGACCTAATGTATAAAACATCGCTTGATCATTCTCTGATTCTACGCTGGTAATCTCAAAGAAACTTGTGGTCATTGGTATGTAAATCAAATCGCCTTCAAGAGGTCTTGTTAGACCATTGACTGCATATCTAAATCTTAATCTCGAAACAAGTAATGTTGCTTCATCTCGAATCTCTAAACCAAACTTAGATATAAAGTCTTGTTCACCATCAAAGCCAGTTACATTTTCTAGATACATTTCAATTGGATGTGCAGTACGATATTCTTTTAGAACATCTTCACCGAACAAATAATCTACTTGGTCACGGGTTGTTCGTGGTAGATAATAAACATCCAAGCCATAAATTTTGAGTGCTTCAATAACAAGATTTTCGACAAGCAACTGTTCAGGAGTAACAACACTGTTACCCCCTAATTTGTTTGGGAAATTATTGAAATAAAAATTAGTAGTCATTAGCCAGTAAATATTTCTGACGGCAGTGAACCCATCATGTAAATCTGTTCTTCCATTTCTTTAATTTCTTCCGATGCTTCATCGTAAATCTTTTGACCGTTCAGTGTGACTCCACCTGGCATTTGAATACCTTCAAATTTTTTCATATTATTACCCCACTGCTGTTTAATTTTTGCTGTGGCTAACTGTTTTAGAAAACGGTCATTCCAAATATCCGTTGTGCCTTCTATTTGAATTGCAGAGTTATCGTGAGTTAATGTTGGTGGTCCAATCAGCGTTAGGCTTGTAGGCGACTCAATGTTACCAACTTGTTTTGATTCCCCACCAATAGAGATGAAGTCAAATGGTACGATTTCTTGATCAAACTTTGTACCATAACCCACAATTGTATTCGATGAAGGTGAACCACTCACTGTGCCTGTCAATACGACCGTTTCTGGTTGAATTGCACGATAGCATTCAACAACAATCCATTCACCAGGTTCGACATCTCTTGTCCAATCGATGTCTAAGAACACTTTATTTTGATGACGGTTGAAGCGAAACTGTGGTGTACCAGAAAACAGCAAATTCAGTGTGCGTAAATGCTGCATCGTGATTTCATATGACACATACGATACCGATGTAAAGTCATAGAGATCATGCAGACGCAACTGATAACGCAAGTCAAACATGTTGATTGATGCGTTTGATTGGTCAAACGGAAAAATGCCTGTGACAAATTGTACCGCATCTGGACAATAAATCCATTTGCGATTAATATCTTCTTGTGTAATCTGATGCTTCATGAACAGTTTTTCTGTTCCGTCATAATGATAATCACGCCAAAAACCGAGCGCATCATCAATGCGATCATCCACTTGATCATCATCAACGTTAATTTCAATGACTGGCCAACCTAATCTACGCAGGCAGTAATCTTTGAATTGTTGTCTTGTGTTTATAGTTGCCATAGTTGTTTATTTATTTTAAGTCCATCTGAAGATAACAATTCCGCTTCCTCCGGCGCCGCCAATTCTATTGTATGCTGGGGCTGTTCTAGATCCTCCGCCACCGCCGCTTCCCGTTGAGGAATTAGCACCAAAGCCATCTCCATTATTATTACCATTGCCAGCACCAAACGGAGTTCCATCCCAAGGTGGTCCGTAAACAGAACCTCCTCCACCACCTCTGCCGCCAACACCTGTATTTAATGGGGTACCATCATTGTTTATACCTCCACCACCGCCGCCAGCCAAGGCAAGAGTAGACCCTAGTATTGTAGTGAAGATTCCAAAACCACCGTTACCACCATTAACGGGATTTGGTGATGGGAATGGTGTTGGTCCCATGTCTCGTCCTGCACTACCGGCACCACCTCCACCACCACCTCCGGTATTGAATCCAGGACTATGAAAACCAATACCACCAGAAAATCCTTCAGGTGGATTTTTATTTCCTAAATTTCCTTGACCACCAAGTCTGTTTCCGCCAGTTTGAGTTCCAGCACCACCGCCACCTGAACCACCGGATGCTCCTACTCCTAAGGCATCACCCCAACTACCAGGTCCGATGCCGCTGCCACCACGACCACCACCAGTTGACCATAATGAAGAAGTTGTATTGAAAAATCCTGTGTTTGCGCCGTTAGCACCACCGGCCGAACCTTGACTTCCTGCACCACCGCCGCCGATTTGAATTGTAAATCTATCAAGAGGTGTTACATTATAAGAAAACCCTTGTATTACACCACCAGCACCACCACCGCCACCCGCATCAGCACCTCCTCCACCACCACCCGCAACAACTATGTAATCAATGCTTGTAAGACCTGCTGGTACATTCCATGTTGTTGTGTTGGAGAAAACAGCAATTCTATCCTGTCTTGAAGATATTCTAATAACAGCAAATCCAGAACCACCAGCACCACCACCAGTAAAAGATGGTGTGTTTCTTGACCCTGCACCACCGCCGCCACCTAAATTGTTTGTACCTGCACCTCCAGCATTGCTTACATTTGTTCTACCATTACCACCATTTCCACCGCCGCCAATGCCGCCAAAACCTTGTAGAAGTATTGGTGAACTAGGTGCTCCACCCCAAACCGTGCCACCACCACCGCCCGCATACGCTACATTTGTGCCAGTAAAAGTTGAAAATATTCCTACGCCGCCATTTCCTGCTATTTTTGCTACCGGTGATGCTCCTTCACCTGCGCCGCCGGCGCCGCCACCACCGCCACCACCACCGTCATACGCTGATGTTCCATTACCACCCGCAAATCCTTGTGTTATATTAACAGTTGTTCCAACGGCAGCACCACCCGGTCTACCTACACTAGCCCAACCACCACCACCGCCTCCTGAACCACCCGATCTACCGGCAGCGTCAGCAGCACCACCGCCACCACCAATAGCAATTAAAACAGGCATTGTATTTCCTGTATTGCTTGTTGATAAAACGGTGTTTACTCCGTTTGAGGCATTTCCTTGCATTACAGCACCACCTGCACCACCCGCACCAATGTGTACAGTATAAACTTGATTTGGTATTACAGGAAATCCTGTTCCTGTAATTACACCACCGCCGCCACCGCCACCAAAAAGTTCAGAGCCACCTCCACCACCAGCAACCATGAAATAATCAATCGATGTTACACCGCTTGGTACAGAAAATTGACCGGTGTTAGAAAAGACAAAAATTTGGTTTTGTGTATTGCTGAATGTCCATTTAAGAACAACAACACCCGAACCTCCAGCGCCGCCCGACGGTGCAACAGGGAATGAACCTGCGCCGGCATCACCACCACCGCCACCGCCACCACCAGTATTATTGTTTGCAGCGAAACCTGAATTTACTCTACTAAATCCACCACCACCAGCACCGAAAGGTGAACCTGCTAAATCTCCATAAGTTCCATACCCACCACCAGCAAATCCACCTTGATCTGTGGCGGCAGGACCATGGCCCCCTCCTCCCCCACCACCAGCATATGCAACGTTTGAACCAGTGATAGAAGAAAATAATCCTATGCCACCATTACCTCCCCTAACTATAGGAGAAGTTGTAAATGTTTGACCGACACCACCAGCACCACCGCCCCCTCCACCACCCAAATAATTAGGATTTCCTGGTCCACCTGCACCACCATTATTACCTTCACCTGGTGTGCCTAAACCACCGTTTGATGCGCCACCACCATCACGAACTGCACCTCCACCACCAGAACCACCACTGTTTCCTTGAACTTCTGCGCTTGTGCCGGGCGTGCCACGATAAGAACCGCCACCACCGCCACCAGTTGACCAAAAAGAAGATGATGTATTATAAAAACCAGAATTAGTTCCGTTTGCACCTCTAATCCCACCACCATCAGTAGGTGTAAAAGGTGCTCCACTACCACCAGCACCAATTATAATTGTTAATGTGTTTAATGGTGTAACTGGATAGTTTGTTCCAGTTCTAAAGCCGCCTGCACCTCCGCCACCACCACCTTCTACACCACCACCGCCGCCTCCGGCGACAACAAGGTATTCAACACTCGTTATTCCTTCTGGTACAATCCAAGAAGTTGTTTCTGTAAAAATCTGAGAAACAACATTAGGACCTATAGGCGCAGGAACAAAACCACCAGTAGTAACACCAATACCAGGTGCAGTAAATCGTTTTAAACTAAATCTACCGTTTGTAAATTTACGAATTGGCATTAGAAGAGTTCTGTACCAAAAGCACTGAATGAAATAGTGGATGTATTAGCATTAACTGACAATTGCGATGAGGCATTTAGTGTAATACCCAAACTCAATGCAATTGAATCATTGCCAGGAATAGCAACACGCCATGCTAGATAGTTAGCATTTGCAGTTGCTACACCAGAAACGTTTGCGGCAATACTAAACGCAGCAGCATTTGCATCAAGATTTGCAATATTGATTGATGAGATAACAGCAGAGTTACCAGCGGGCACTTGATACAGTGCCGTCAGTACATTTGCTGATGGGTTTCTTTGTCCCAAAATTGTATAATTTCTTGGCATCGTTTTTTTCCTTATAAACCGCCCATTAAAAAGTAATCTTCAAAAGCATTGGGCTCTTGAAGTTTTGCATTTGTAACAGCGCCGTTTGCAATGTTGTTTGCTGTCACGGCATTGTTTGCTATTCTATTTGTTCCTACTCTGATTATATCTGGCATAGTTTTACTCTTTTATGTAGTTATGTCCATTTGAGAATTACGATACCACCTCCGCCGGCGCCACTATTAAAACCAGTAGCGGGGCCACCACCAGAGCCACCACCACCACCTCCAGTAAATGCATTTCCAAAACCTCCCGCACCAGAATTGTTACCGCCATTTCCACCACCACCAGCGCCACCTAAACCACCAGTCACATCTGAACCACCACCTCCACCGCCAGCATATGTTACAATAGTTCCCGAAATGGCAGAAGACATTCCCACACCACCAGCACCAGCCGCAGAACTCGAACCATTTCCACCAGATCCTCCCGCACCGCCTCCACCACCAGCACCAACAAAAGGTCCTGCGGTAGAAGAAGAACCACCATTGTTTCCTTGTCCGGGTGTTCCTAATCCTCCAGAAGTACCAAATGACCCACCACCACCGGATCCACCACTCAAACCAACAGTACCCGCTCCCGGATTGCCGACAAAACTACCACCACCTCCACCGCCAGTAGACCATAACGCTGGAAATGGTGTTGCACCAGAACTCCAAATTCCTGAATTGGAACCATTTCCACCCTGAGCAGTGGTTGGTGCAGTCACTCCATTACCTCCAGCACCAACTTGAATTGTATATGATTGTCCTGGTGTAACAGATAAACTAGAACCAGTCAACATACCACCAGCACCACCACCTCCACCAACAAAACGACTACCACCGCCGCCACCACCAGCAACAAGAAGATATTCTACGCTTGTTACACCTGTTGGTACTGTCCAAGAACCAGTGTTGGAGAAAACTAAAATTTTATTTTGTACAGGAGACATTCTAATGATAGCAATGCCTGATGCTCCAGAACCACCGGCACCTTGTGGTATATTAGAGCCTCCACCTCCGCCGCCGCCAGTATTTGTATTCGCAGAAGAACCAGCCGCACCCGGACCGTTACCGCCGTTACCACCTCCAAACGGTGTGCCAGTTACAGCACCATTTGCACCATATGGTGCATATCCACCGCCACCCCAGCCGTTACCAGCGTTACCCTGATCAACTGAATTGCCACCACCACCGCCACCAGCGTATGCTGTGTTTGATCCAGTAATTGTTGAAAATATTCCTATACCACCATTACCACCTGCCGGACCTCTACTTGTGCCCGCTCCAATGGCACCCCCACCACCAGTTGCACCAGGTCCAGTGTAAGCACCTCCATTATTTCCTTGACCTGGTGTGCCAAGTCCTCTTGTGCCACCTGGTACTGAAGCGGTTCCACCACCAGAACCTCCTGATGAACCATTCACATCATTCAAAACTCCACCGCCACCACCACCAATGGCAGTAAAAAGAATTGCATTTGATGTGTTACCAGCAGACCATATGGTGTTTGTTCCATTAGCACCACGTGTCGCAGGCGTTGGTCCGCCTGCGCCGCCAGAACCAACTCTAATTGTATAAAGTTGACCTGGTCCTACTGGATATCCAACACCTTGCAATACACCACCGGCGCCGCCACCACCTGAGCGATCTGATGCACCTCCACCACCGCCAGCAATCAACAAATAATCAACCGAAGTTACGCCTTCAGGCACTCTGAATTGGCTTGTACCAGTAAAAACAAAAACTTGATTCGTAGCATCACCAAATGTCCATCTAATAGTAACAGAACCAGAAGATCCTTGACCAGCACCAGGAGCAGAACCGGGTGCATTAAAACCACCAGCACCGCCACCACCAGAAAAAGGTATAGAAATATTTGCACTTACGACAGTGGAGCCGCCATCACCACCAGACTGAGTTCCACCCGCTGCTCTGGTTGTGTTTGAATAAGAAGCACCGCCACCACCACCAGCATAATATAAAGACTGACCTGAAATAGTATTTAATACAGATGCACCACCAGCGCCACCCATATTAGTTGCACCATTTGCACCTACACCACCGGCACCACCACCGCCACCACCACCATCATTAGTGTTTTGTAACCAGCCCCATCCACCTCTGAATCCTTGTACGGGTGTTCCTCCTATAGAAAGGCCTCCAATATAACCAGTAGAACCCGAACCACCAGAACCAGCGCCGCCACCACCCGAACCACCACTCATTCCTACAAAACTTGGTGAACCAGGTTGAGAGCCTCCCGCACCACCACCAATACAAACGGCTATGTTTGCAACGGGTGATGTGGCAGTAAGAGAAGAATTTGAACCATTAGCATTAGTACCACCACCTGCACCAACAGCGATTGTGTAAACGGAACCTGGAGTTACTGGGTATGAGGTTCCCGCCAAATATCCACCAGCTCCACCTCCACCACCACCATTTAATTCAGAACCACCGCCGCCGCCAGCAACAACAAGATAGTCAATTGTTGATACACCAGTAGGCACAGTCCAAGTGGAAGAACCTGTGAACACTTGAACGCCAACACCTGGTGTAAGAGGTGCAGCACCACCTCCAGTACCAAATCCGGGTACAGTAAGTCTGACGTTTCTTATATTGGAAACTGTGTATCTTTTAAAACCCATTATGAACCTAATCCTAATAAAAAGTAATCTTCAAAAGCATTCGGTTCAGACAACTTAGCATTTGTAACTGCACCATTCGCAATAATATTTGAGGTAACAGCACTTGGAGCTATTGTGTTACCAGATACAGCACCATCTTGTATTAAGTTTGTTCTAACTTTCTGTATCATTTAGCACCTTATGGATTCTGACTTAATGCTCTTTGAAAACTGGCATTTGACGCCAACAATGTATAAGCATTTGCTGCTGTTTTTAAAATGTTAAAAGAATAAAGATCAATTGATTCTTGTTGCGTTGTTGCAAAACTTGGAGCTGAGTTACCCAACCACCAAGGAGATTGCAGTACACCATCGACATATACATTTGCACGATACCTCGTTGCGCCTTGTTTTAATAAAATTGCGGAAGTAATTGTCTGCCCAACATTCATTTGTGAATCTAAAGTATTCTGTGTATTTGCTCTAAAATTAAACGTAACATTTGCTGTAGTATTGGATGAGAAAAAATAAACAGTGTTGTTTTCTAAATCAATATTTACATTACCACCCACTGCAACTGAATAAACATTACCAGTTTCTAAAACCTGTGTTAAAGATATGTGAAGATTTGATGCAAGTGTGTTTCCACCAATCGCACCGGCCACAATATTGTTTGCACGAACGGAATTAACAGTTAATTTATCACCCGTGATTGAACTGGCGGCCAACTTATCACCAGTGACCGAACTACCGGCCAACTTATCATTAGTGACTGCCGATGTTGCTATTCTACCCGATTCTATTTTTTGTTCTGGCATTTACAAACCTTGTTTTATCAGTATTTAGATTAACCACCAAAGACGATTGACATAGCAATTGCCTTGCCAGTAGTCGCAGCAGCATTTGCTGCTATAAAAGATGCATTTGCTGTTATAAAAGATGCATTTGCTCTATCTAAAGCCAAACTTATTTTATTATTTACGGTACTAGTAAGTTTTGAAAATGTAATTGAACCATCTTCTATTACATAAACATTTGCTGCATTAGTTAGTGTTGTTACTGCAATGTATTCATTGTTTTGAGGTGTGGATAAAAATGTAATTGTGTTTGCAGCATTATTAATAGTGTATGTACTAGGTGCTTGAAAAACACCGTCAACTGAAACAATCAAAGCCAAATTACTTTTAGGCTCAAAACCCAAATTGAACGTGCTTGTAACTCCATCAGCAGTTGTTTCGTAACTTCTAACTGCGGTATTTGCCGGTCTAAAATAGCCGAAAAATGGATTTACTTTTGAAAAACCAACAACACGAATATTTTCACCTGTACCTGGTGGAGTATCAAAAGTAATTGAATCTGCAAGAGGGTTTACTGTGTATGACGAATCGGGTTGAACAACACCTCCCACGGTTACAAAAATGGCATTTGCACCTACTGGATTAAATCCAATATTATACGTTGTAGTTACATTATCACCAACCGTCGAAAAAGTTTCAACTGAAGCACCGGCAGAATTGGCAGCATCAATTGCATAAGGCACCACGGTTTTATAACCAACAACACGAACATTTTCTGTTGCCGGCGGTGGACTAGTAAATGAAATTGTGCTATTTACAGTATTGACAGAAAAAATACTTTCTGGTTGAACTATACCACCAATTGTAACTAATACTAGACTATCTGAAACTGGTGAAAAAGTTAAGTCAAAAGTAGAAGTTGATCCATCGGCAATCGTGTTAAAAACAGAAAGTTCTAAATTTGCACCAGCAGTTATATCCTGCATTTTCCAACCATAACCATTCCACTTCCAGGATTTTTCACCTAAAGTGTATACTTGATTAGCAGTTGGATTACTTGGAAAATTTAAAGCCATTTTTTATTATCCTTGACCTGGCTGACCTTGAGCCAATCCAAAATTAGTATTTGCCGCCAGCACAGTGTATGTATTTGCTGCTGTCTTAAACACCACAAACGAGTATGTGTCAATTGATTCCGGTTGAGATGTTGCAAAAGACGGTGAAGAATTGCCGAGCCAAAAAACTGTTTGCAATACGTTATCAATATGTAAGTTTGCTCTGTATCTTGTAGAACCTTGCTTCATTGCAACTGCAACGGTTAATGTATTTGCTACAGGTACAAGATTATTAAATGTGCCACCGCTATTTCCGTTTGCTCTTAAATTAAATGTAACATTTGCGGTTGCGTTTGATGAGAAGAAATATGATGTATTATTTCCAACATCGATGTTGACGTTACCACCAATTGCCGTGGAGAAAATGTTTGATGATTCAAGAACACGAATTATATTAATACCTAAATTTGCACCTAATCTTGAACTTGTAACGGTAGCATTTGCAGAATTAGCAACATCGAAAGCAGCATTGGCACGGTCATATGCCGCATTTGCTTGTGCAAATGACAGAAGAACATTTGCCGTTGTAAATGTGTTAGCATAAACAACCGACTTTTGAGGACCAAATTCTACCCACTGAGCGCCATCTTGATCTGAAAAATAAGTGTACTCTGTTCCATCTGCCGAATCAATCCAAATGTCACCGTTAGAATTACCAGTAGCAGGTGGTGTTGCTGAAAGTGTTATTGTACCTGCACCAGAATTTGCTGTGTATTGTTTTGATCCATCACCAAACTGAATGTATGATCTTGATGCTACGTTTTGAGAAACAAGATTTGCGTTAATAGACACATTGCCAGTTACAGTGCCACCATTGTTTGCATCAAGTGAATTGTTTGCACGAATAAATGCCGCATTTGCCGTGTTAAATGCAGGTTGTACTTGTGGTGCTACATTGTTTGCTGAAGCAAACGCCGCATTAGCATGGTCAAATGCTGCATTAGCCTGCGTTGATGTTGCATTTGCTACAATAAACGATGCATTTGCTTGATTGTATGATGCATTTGCTTGAATGAATCCGCTGTTTGCATGGAAGAATGCAGAGTTTGCTTGTACAAATCCAGAATTTGCATGATCAAAACCAGCATTCGCTTGAATCGTCGTAGCATTCGCAACAATAAATGCCGCATTGGCACGGTTACTTGCCGTTACTGCTTTATCGTCAGCAGTGTTAGCAGCATCAAATCCAGCATTTGCGTGATGAAAGGCAGACTGTGCGTGTAGAATTGCTGCATTTGCTTGGATAAATGCCGCATTGGCAGTATCAAACGATGGTTGAACTTGCGGTGCTACATTATTAGCCGCAGCAAAAGCAGCATTCGCATGAACGTATGCACCATTAGCGTATACACCAGCAGACGAAGCATTTGCATCAGCGTTGTTTGCTGTGATAAATGACGCATTGGCTTGAATGAATGCCGCATTGGCGGTATTAAACGCCGGTTGTACCTGTGGTGCTACATTGTTTGCAGAAGCAAATGCAGCGTTGGCGTGTACAAACGCAGAGTTAGCATATGATCCGGCAGATAGTGCATTTTGATCGGCCGTATTTGCTTTATCAAACGATGCATTAGCATGTATAAATGCTGAGTTGGCAGTATCGTATGCTGGCTGTACTTGTGGGAATACATTGTTTGCCGCCGCAAAGGCTGCATTGGCATGGTCAAACGATGCATTAGCCTGAATAAATGCCGAATTACCTGTGTTGAACGCCGCATTAGCAGAAGCGAATGCACCATTAGCATTGGCAAAAGCGGCATTGGCCATCGCAAGACCAGCATTCGCATTTGCAAAAGCAGCGTTGGCATAATTACCAGTTGAGTTTTGACTTATGTAAGCAGCATTGGCATGATCAAAGGCTGAGTTGACATGAATGTAACCACTGTTAGCATGTATAAATGCCGCATTTGCATATTGACCAGTCGCATTCTGTGACTGATATGCTGCGTTGGCATGACCGAATGCGGAGTTGGTATGAATAAATGCGCCGTTGGCTACAGTAAACGCAGCATTAGCGTATTGACCTGTAGCATTCTGTGACTGATATGCAGAGTTCGCATGTATAAATGCCGCATTGGCATATTGACCAGTGGCATTTTGCGATAGATAAGCCGCATTCGCATGAGCATACGATGAGTTTGCCTGAATGAATCCGGAGTTTGCATGTTTGAAACTTGCAGTTGCTAAGTTCTCTGCAATGTTCGCAGTTGTAAATCCTGCTTTAGCATGTTCATTAATGCTATTCGCAAGATTTGCACCAATAGGGTAGAACTCTTTTTCATATGCTTCAAAGTTATCATATACTGCCCATGTGTTAGCAGTCTTTGTTGCAACGAGAATGTGACCAGGTTCACCCGATCCTTCATATGCTAACCATTCATTAACAGTTTCATCCCAAAGAATATATGCGTTTGGCAAATTGCCACGATTGACAATGATTGCGGCATTGAGTGTTGGTGTACCAGTAACATTGGCACTCAGAATTACATTGTTACCACCAACAAATAATTGATCCGTAGTAATCGTTTGAGCATTACTAATTACCAAATTACCTGAGATAGTCAGATTGCCTGTAAATAAACCATCACCAGCAACATGTAGATTTGCTTGAGGGCTGTCTGTATCAATACCTAAACGGTCGTTGACATAATCCCAATACAGTTTGGTTGGGTCTTGATCAATTGCACCATTACGACCAAACAGAATAGCACCATTTGTTTTATTCTTGCCTTCCATCAAATGTGAATAGACGAGAATTGAACCGTCTGTTACATCCGACAGAGTAACATAACCAACTGCCATCGGTACACTTGGTGATGCTGGTGCAGTTGTCTGATATTCACCCGGTGTATCGGACAAGAACAATTCTTGACCAGCAGTCAACAAGGAGGTATTCAGTCCTCTGATTTTACCATGTATGGTTACATAACCATAATCATTATTTGCAATTGCAGTTGAAGTAACACCAATTACTTCAGCATTTTCAGCAAAATCAGCAGAAGCAAGAGCAACAGCAGGGAAACCATTTGCTGATGCATCACCACCTATACGAGCAACTTTGCCTCTGTCAATCGTGGTACCAGAATTGTTCCATACACGAATTACTGTTTCTTGACCAAGTTGAATCGTGTTATCAGATTCGTTGTTATACGCTAATGTCTTTTGATCGTTTTCGTAAAAAATACGACCTTCGTTTCTTGGAGGTATAGAAGATGAAGTGTTTAGATCAATGTAAGAACCAACAAATACATTTTGTGTAGTTAGATTAGCATCAATTACAACATTAGCGGTAACTGTACCACCAAGATTTGCGTCTAATGAATTGTTAGCACGAATGAATGCTGAGTTAGAAGTATCTCTTGCTACATTATCGATACCATAGCCAATGAATGCTGTGAATTGTTTTGTAGCATCTGGGAATGTTATCTGGCCATCTGTACCAAAGTCCCATGTATTGCTTGTAGTTCCAGTGGTTTGAATATGTGCGCCACCCGGATCAACCCACATAACAGATTCGTCGGCAAAATTCATTCTTACATAACCAGCGCCACCGTTATTGTTATATAAATCAATACCATTCGGGAAACCACTTCTACCGATATCTCCACGTGATGCTGGTAATGTTATTGTACCATCTT